CTGTAAAGGTTTGAAATTCTGGTTTCATGTATTAATAATAATTAGAAAATAAACTAAACTAAATTAAAATTCTACTCTTATATTACGTTCAATATGTACAGTGCAATATTCTTTAATAGCTGTTTGTTTATCAGTTATTAAACCACTTTTAAAAAGTAAATTGATCTTTCGTTGTTTTTGAATTTTTCTCTTATTATTTACATAATAAATATTTTTCCAAGTATCTATAATTTTTTCTTTATTATTATTATAGTAATTTTTCATTCGTTCTTTAATCTTTTCTTTATTTTTCAAATAATATTTTTTTGATGCTAAACTAGCCTTTTCTTTGTTTTCATCCATATAAAGGAACTAGATTATTTTTTTGGAATAAATAAATAATCAGGAGTATTTAAAAGACGTATAACATCATAAATATTAAGTAAATCAGAAAATAAAGTTTTAGTATGTTCAATATCACTTTCTCCATTGTGATTTTTCCAAACTTCAATAACCATTATGGGTTTACATCTATGAATTGTTTGAATAGCGCCGTCAATAACTTTTCTTTCATATCCTTCAACATCTATTTTCATAAAATTTACCCTTAATAATTGTAATGAATCAATAGTAATTAAATTAACTTTTATTTCTTTTTTTATACTTTGAAATTGTGCAGGTATTCCCATAGGATTATCATTTAACCCACAAGCTCCAGTATTTTCTTCATCACAGTAATTTATAGTTGTAGTACCTATTATATCAGATAATCCTAATTTATTGATTACTACATTTTTTAAATGTTGTGTATTTTGTTTTAAATATAAATATGTTCTAGGATTACATTCAAAAGAATAAACTTTTTGCGCTAGTTTTGACATTTGTAAAGTATGGTATCCAATATGTGCGCCACAATCTAATACAATATCATTTTCTTTAATACACATGTTAAACATATCTCTAAGATGAGGTTCCCATTCTTCTTTTTCTAATGCTTTACATAATCTACAGTTTTCATATCCGTGAAATTTTCTAAAGATTTTTTTTTTAACTTCCATATTAATAAAAGTTAGAAAATAAACTAAATCCTAAGTCCTTCAGACGATAAACAAAATATAAATACACCATAACAAATATTTATAAATTCCGGCTTGTGAAATAGTCAATTGAACAACGCTCATTTTATCTATATTTGATAAAACATTTATAATAAGCGTTAATTGCTCGCTCAACTTATATTTTTTACAAAACTTATCCATTAAATAATTTTGTATATAGTTAATAACAAATTCTTTTATTCATGCAACTTTTCTCATCCACCATTCAGAAAAACATCCGAACCAGATGCTAATACATCCTAGTTTTTTAATCTTTTTATTATCATATAAGTATTGTATATTTTTCTCAATTAATTCTTTATTTATAGTCCCAAACAATTTAGTAAAAACATCTAATACAATTTGTTTTTTATCAAATTTATATTTTTTCTTTTCAAACGAGTGTTCACATATCTGACAAACAAAATTTAAAAATTCTAAATCATCTTTAAAATTTTTAACATCGGGTAGTTTGGCTAATCTATCAAATATTTTATTTACAATTTCGCATCGTTTCATATCTCTATAGAGTTGGTTTTTTGGTTGTATAAAAGGCGCAATTTCAGACATAATTATATAATTTAAAATAGAAAAGTTTTATTTATATTTTTATCCAATTCTTGTTATAGAACAAGTTCCGTCGCAAGATATGGTAGCAGAACCGGATGTATTTGCATATCCATTTAAAAATAGTGATTGTGCTGATGTAGTCGTTTTTACATAAACACCGCATAAAGTCCCAATAAATCTCGTTCCACCTGATCCCATACTATCATTAATCTCATCATAATATTTCCACGCTCCGAAAGCATTTACAGGCGTCCCACTTGCGGTTGTTAGAGATAAAACAACTGCTTTATTAGTCATAGTATCACTTCCGCTATTTGACAATTCAAAACCACAAGTGATAAGATATACACCCTTCACTGTTCCTAACGCTTGACCTGAACCAACCATACTATATGTTCCTGTCGTATCGCTCAAAACAGTCGTAGCAAATGTTTTTGTGATTGTATAACCAATTTGTAATGTATTAGTTGAAGGATATGTTGTTTGATTTAATGTTGTATCTCCAATAATAGATATATCTCCTGTTGTGTTGCCAATGTTGGTCGACGATGTTCCTGTTGTATTGATGTTGGTTGTTCCCACAATCGTCGTAGCTCCTGTTATAGATGCCGCCGCCGTAATTGAAACTGTTGAATTAGTTATGGTTAATTGAGTTCCACTATTTACCTCTAAATATAAAGTATCATTTGTAGAAGAACAATTAATACGATTAATAGCTGCTAATGCTGTCCCCCCTCTTGTAAATTTCAACCCATAAATAGTTCCAAAACCTCCGCTAATGATTAAATTAGGTTGAGTGCTTAAACCTGCTATATAAGTAGTAGGTGATTCTAAAACAATATACGAAGAAGTATTTGTTATTCCAGTAGTAAAGGTTTGAGTAGAAGGAAGAAGAGCGGTTGAAGGACACGAAATATTTATATCTTTGCCTGTTCCAGTAACAACATTAAAATCATTTGTTGGGTTTATAGATATATCACCCGCACCAATCACATCTAAAGTTGTAGCATTTTGAGTTAGAGTTGCGGTTTGAGCACTTGCTCCATTTTTAATTGTAACACCTGCTTCTGCTTTTAATGTATTCGTTGTAAAAGTTTTAGCACCTGTAATATTTTGAGTTGTATTTGTAGTAACAAAACCAGCGCCACTTACATAATTAGCATCACCAAAACTTTTATTTATTAATTCGTCTCCAAGTACAGGAACAGCCGATGATTGGGGCAATGATGTAAAAGTCTTAATACTGCCTATCGTTTGAGCGCCAGTAAGAGCCACATAAGTAGCATCTGTAAAGGTCTTGTTTGTTAGTTGATTTCCAGTTGAAGCACTTGTAGAACATTCAGGTAAGTTTATAAATGTTTTTATACCAGTTGTTAAGGTTTGAGTTGTATTTGTAGTAACATAAGTTCCACCAGCGTGTGAAGTAACCCATGCGGTTGTTGCTACATTTGTATCATTTGATAATGCCGAAACGGTTGGGGCTTTAGCCGATGAATTAACAGTTAAAGTATTAGTTGTAATATCATCAAAAGTTCCGCCACTTGCGTTTATGTTGTTTAATCCATTCATACTTCGCGCATTGTTTGAGTAATTATTCATTTTCTTATATTAATAAAGATAAGAAAATAATTAAACATTTTTATTCACAACCAACAGGTACTAATTGCATATGTAAAACCCAGTCAACCATTGAACCAGTAGTAGGCGCAAAAAGTGTAGAATTATCAGAACCATTTATTATAATGTTTACAAATGAATCAGTTGGACGATGATTAATATAAATAGGCGGGTTTGTATTATCTTCAGCTAGTAAATAGGCGGTTGTACTTGCTACGTATGGTTTAGCAATTCCTAAAAAATTAGTTGTAATAGCGGATGTTTTATTTGATGCTTGAAAAACAGTTGATGAACCTAAATTAACGTTAATAATTCCTAAATCAGCAGTACTTAAATTCATAAGTTTTGTAACAAATGTAAAATGCACTTGGTAACAATCATCAGGGATAAGTGACCAATCGAAACCAAAAGTACAGTTACTAAGTGATGTAATATTACTGATTTTATTTTGACTATTAAAAATAATATTATAAGATTTTTTATTAGACATTTTTATTATAATTTATATTAGAAAAAAAATTTAAAGTATTTTCTATGTTTTGCTTATTTAGCGTAATTATATAGTTTATTTACTCCTTTTTGTAAGCGTTTAGCTCGTTCAATTCCTGTATCTAAAACTTGACCAGCCGATCCACGATATCCTGAAGGGTCTATAAGTTGACTTACTTGTTGCGCCACATCACCAGCCATTTTTGCACCTGATGAAAATTTGCTTAAATGCATAGCACCACCTCTTAAATTTGTTAAACCGTTACCAAACATATGTTTACTTTTACTTGATAGACTGTTAAAAACCATGATATATAAATGGTAGTAGAAATTTTATTTAATTTTTTTCATTCTATGTTACTTGAATCCCATAAAATTTCATCCCAACAATCAAATAATCTATTAGACCCTGTATTTATGAACAAAAATTTATATGGTTTATCATAGACTAATTTTATAATAGCGTTTCTTTTTTCTTCATCAATAATTGGTAATACTTCATCAAACAATAATTTATTTGCATCATGAGAACTTTTAAATAAAAAAATGTTTGAAAAAAGACGACGTAATTCCTTAGGTACTGAATGCCAAGTTTGGACTAAAAAAAATATAGTTGTTCTCATATGTCTCCGATTGAAAACCAGTTCTTTAAACATGTTTAATGTATCCTTATTTTTTAAATACGCTGTCATGTCGTCGAATATTATTAAATTGTTATGTTTTTTATCTTCTGCCTTGATGTAATCCATCACTCCTCCCAACGTCTCAGGATTTAATTCATGTAATATTTTTTCTTCAGGTAGTTTATCAAAAGGGCTATTTTTAATAGAGGCTCCGCTTTCAATTGGTTGAAATAAAAATATGTTATGCCAGACCCTCGACAGTGGTTTTTTAATGAGTGAAATTAATAAACTAGTTTTACCGCTTCTCGGGGCGCCAATAAATAATGTTGTTGAATGTTCATTGAGAAATTTAGTTAATTCGTATTTATTTAATTTCTCATGAAGTCCGCCATCACAAAGCATTTCAGGGGGTTCAAGTTTTGGTTTACTATTTTTAATTATTTGCATTACATTAATCTATATATTATTTTTTTTAGTTTATTCTTTTACCACAGTTTGTTTAGTGTTAGGGTCAACAATAATTAAAGCATCATAATTTACTATTAAAGATACTGTTGAGTTAGAAGTACCAATAGAAGTACCAGTATTTATACGGTAACTAATGGGTGAATCGCTACTACTAACTCCTGTTAATAAACTATGATGGTTCATTTTTTCTAAAGATGTTCCAACAAAAAATTTAGCTGGTGTCTGATAAGTTGATGTTGCTTGTGTAGTTTGGTATGAATATTCTAACGAATTAATAGAACATGAATTATTTTTATCGAAGATACTACCAAACGCACTTCTTAATTCTTGTAATATTTCGGTTTTATTAGTTTTTGTATTAAGTGGTTTTTGTGGGTAAATAACTCCATTTACACTAAAGGAATAATCCCCGTTTGACGATGTTAAATCAACTGAATCAAACTGCTTATTAGATGCTGCGGTAGCATTACCATTAACTGCAATCAAAGCCTTAATGCTCGAATATCTCATGTTAAATATTAATTCGTTATAGCCGGTGGTATTCGCTGCAAGAGTGGTTGATGCTGATGAAAATGATTGAGTTTTGATGGTTAAACCATTTGGATTTGACATTCTAATGGCTTGTTCAACATCAGAACCGAAATCTATGACTTTATATCTTAAAACCATATTAGTTAAAGTGTAACCTGTAGGCACTACAGTTGTAGTAAAAATATTGGCTATAGCGTCCATTGTTAAAGTTATACGAACGGCACCCATCGCAAAAAGTGGGATTAATTTTTCAGCACTTGAAAAGATAGTCATTAAAGGAGCGGTAAATGTTCCTGTTTCTGTGGCACTAATACATAAATGACCATCTAACTGTTCTAATGAAGGCACACCCCCAGAGACATCAGATCTAAAATATCCGAGTCCAATTTGTTGACCATATTTTTCTGAAACTGAAAAGGTATTATTTATGATGGTATTCATCACTAAATTGTAATTTTGAATTTGGTCAATATTTATGCTTCCAATACTTACTTCACAACGATTGAATGCTTGGTAGACTGGGGTTCCGATGATTTCTGCTGATAAACCACCGGCTAAAGTATAGGTGTATGATAAATACATGGATTCTGCATCAAGGAAACCACGATTTACTACGTCGAAGAAAATCTGGTTTCCACTTACAAAGCTGGAACCATTTGAGGGGGCTGTTGCGATATTTATGCATTGAGTATTTTTAGGAAGGGTTTGAAGTTGTTCTTGATAGTTAACAGTATTAGGAAGACCGAATTCAGACATTATTATTATAAATTAAAGTAGAAAATATTTTTTTTAATTTAATTTATTTCTATTTCAATAAGCCAGTATTAGGATCAATACCATTATTATATAATAAAAGATCTAGGGATGTATCATCTGTTATATTACCTTGAATTGGTTCTTGTTCTATTTGTTGCTGTTCTTCTGCTTTATTATCATCTGTTGTCTCTTGCACCTCTTGCGTCTCTTGTTGTGTTCCATCAGTTGTTTGTTGAAACGCTTTTACATAATCATAAAAATTAGTTTTATCTTTTACCTGTCTTTCTTTTGTTAATGTAATTAAAACTGATATACACCATGGAACATTATTGAAATTTACGGGGTTTGAATCATCATCTAAAATTAATATGTCAAATCCATCTAATTGTGGGTTATTTAATCTTGTTTTTATGTTTGTTATGTTGTCATAAAGTATAATACCAAAAGTTGAAGCCTCAATAGGTATAGATGCTAAACAATTTAAACTGGTCATATTTGATGAATCTAAATTATATGTTACTAGTTCATAAGAACAAATTCTTAATCGTAAAGTTCCTAATAAGTTCAATGGATATAATGCGGTAAATGGCGCCGTATAATTTGTTCCAATTTCTAAACCTAAAACTTTATAGATGGTTGAACCACTACTCAAAATCTGTAATGTACCTGAACTAACTGTGATTTGTATTGTTCCAGTAATACTACTAATGGTTATAATTACTGTGATACCATTATTTAAAAATTGAGTAGTTAATTCGGTTATTAAATTAGTTGCATTATAATTACCTCTAGTCAAAGTTAATGTATATGGTGTTCCGTTGTAATCAATCGCTAACACGTTGTTGTACACATTAATATTATAGAAACTATATGGTATTTGCGCATTAGCTATTGATACCTGAATTTCTAATATATCATCAACATCTCTTATTATATTTTTGAAATTAAAATATACGTCTGATAAATAAGAGCCATTATTTTGTATAGCGTTGATACTGTTTAAATTTATTAAAATTGTTTCGTCGTATGTACTTGACATTTCGTTTATTAATTACAATCAGATATTTATTTTCTAAACTTATTTTCTAAACTTAATTATATAATAATGCCTTCTAAAAAAAAGACTATAGAAATTTTAGAAACTTTTAAAAATTATGTTTTATCTAACGATTCTATACCCGATGATAGCGATGATGAACCAATTGAAGCAGTTAAAACAAATGTAAATAAGAAACCTGAAATCAAACAGATGCCCAAGAAACAAATGGAAACGCCAAAAGGCATTACATCTCCTAAAGGAGGTGAAACCAAAGTAGAAACGCCAAAAGGCATTACATCTCCTAAAGGAGGTGAAATGAAACAAGCACCAAAAGAAGAACCGCAAGATGAAACACAAGCACAAAAAAA